GGTCCTAATCCACCATTTAAATCCAACGTTGATGGATCTATATGATAGGGTTCTGTAAAGATACCAACTCCTTTATTAGTTATTTGAATTTGTTTTGTTAAAGAATCTATATGTCTTTCTGATGCATCTCTTTTAGGCAACTGTGATTCGGGTCCCTCAACACCACCTAAATCTAAATTAGATGGTCCTACATTATAATGATTTGTACTTGGTCCCCCATTATGAATATGAAGTTGTTTTGTTAAAGAATCTATATGTCTTTGAGATGCATCCGGTACAGGTAATTGTGATTGAGGTCCTGGTACACCATTTAAATCTTGAAAATCAGATTTATTTGGAGATGGGGTATATACTTCTCCAGAATTTATACTTTTTGCGTTATCTGTTAATAAATCTACCATATGATCTCCAGTTCTACTTTGAAAAGGTGAATCAACTGTCCCATCTAGTCTATTATAAAAAGAATCTGGTACACCATTTAAATCTTGAAATTGAGATGTAATAGGCACTTCATTAAGAGTTGCAATTGATTTATCTGTAGCTTCATCTATTGTACGTTGAAATTGGGGTCCTTGTTGTGTTTCCATGTCACTAACGGGTCCATTAGATAAATCGAAAATTGAGTTTTTATTTTTTAATCCCATTTTATTTTATTTTTATTTTAAGCAAAACCAGTTAAGCTTTTTCCATTTCTTTGTGCAGGTGCATTGTAAGCAGAATTATCACTTGCTTTAAAACCATCATATTGAGTAGTTACATTTATACTTACACCAGCTAGTGCATTTGCTAAGGCGGTCTCATCAATTTTTACTTCTGCAGGTTGTACTGTTCCACCACCTCCTACTTGTCTTTGTTGTTCTTGAAAAACTGATATAGCACTATCACTACCAAAAAATGTACCTATAATACCTGTTCCTGATTCTAATTTATCCACTATTAATACAACAAGGTCCTTTAATTTTTCTATAGCAGCATTAAATTTTTGTTGTGTAGATAATTGTTCTAAATTTCTTGCAAGATCTTCTTGTCCTGCTCTTCTTGCTTCCTGAGCTAATTGTTCTATATTTTGTTTTTTAGCTAATACATCCGCCAGAGCATCTGCTTCCATTCCTACTGCTCTTGCTATAGCTTCTTGTTGTATAACATTTAGTTGTGTAAAATCACTAAAATCACCTACATTTTTATTAATTTCTCTTGTTAATGTTTCAAAATCACCAGTTAGGGCTGCTAGTCTTGCTCTTTCTAAATTAATTTGTCTACCCGTAAGTAATTCAGCTTCTAATTCATTAGAAATAGATTGTTCAAAATTTAATAATTGTTTACCTGCTTCTGCAACTTTAGATAACTCCAAACCTAAAAGTTTAGCCTGAGCTACTGCTTTGGCTATTGCAGCTGGGTTTCCTCCTAATTGAGCTCTAATTAGTCCTGAAATTTTACCTGTTTCCTCTAATACTTCTCTTATATCTACTCTAGTCCCTCTTTCCTTTTCAGCCGCTAATGCTGCCCCTATAGCTTCGTTTTTTAAAAGATTAACATTTCTACCTGCTAATAGGGAAGCTTGGGCAAATCCCATAGCGGATTCTTTAGTTAAACCTAATCTATTTTGTATAGTAGCTATACCTACTAATAATTGACCTGATATTATAGTTGAACTAGTTCCTAAAAAATCATTTATATCAGCAAATGCTCTACCTACATCTTTAATATTAACACCTAATACATTAGCAGATATTGCTGTTAGGTTTATTCTTTCATTAATGGCTCTTGCTTCATTCTTGGAAACACCTAATCCCTTAGCTAATGCAGTTATTTTATTATTTGCATTCAATAAAGCTTTAACTAATGCTAATACACCTGTAACTAATAAACCAATTGGATTTATTCTTATAGCTCTAAAAGCAGCCATTATAGATCCCTGAAAACCTTTACCTGCTAATGCGGCTTTTCTACCTGCTGTAGCTGCTTTAGATATTCCTTCAGTAAAACCTTCAGGTAATCTTAAAGCTTTTTGTAGGGTTCCAGCTGATGATTCTAAAAAATTAAATGCTGATGTTGCTAAATTACTACTTTTATCAATATCATCAACTCCTTCTTTTCTTACTCTATTTAATTCTATTGCTTTTTCAATTTGTTTTTGGATTTCTTCACCTATACCAGAATTTGCAGTTCCAAGAGCCTCAGTTAGTATATCTTGCTCTCTAAGTAAGTTTGATAGTATCCCCTGACTTATTGCTTGTTTTTTCTTTGCATCCTCAAGTCTAAATGTACCATCTATTATTTTTTCATCTATTTCTGCCTGTTCTTCAAGGGCATCAATTAAGTTTCTTTGAAATTCTAGGGAGGCACCCAATACTGTAGATCTATCTTTATCTAAACCTATTAATACTTTAGTTAAATCTATAGTTTCTCTAGCTCCAGCAATTTCAGCATTATAATTTCTAGTATTTTCGTCTCCGTTAGCCATAATATAGTAATTCGGCAATAAATATGAAAAAAGAAAAGATATCTATGATATCTTTACTTCTTAAAATTATATACACTGGAAGGTGTTATGTTGGGACCAGTTATATTATTTTTTGGTTTTTCACTTTGTTGTGAATTTTCTTCTGATTGTTTTTTTAAATATTCATTAAGTTTTTGAATATGGTAACGTCTTAACCAAATTGGCATATTATATACTTCTGAGTGTATGAAACCACCGCCGCCATGGTACACTAGATCGTGGATCTGAGTAAATATAATATTTCTATATTCCGGCGTCAGGCCAAAAAAAGTCGGACCCAAGTGGAAAAAATACATTTGGTTCCACGGTTCCATCTTCAAACACTGCATCTGCTTGAAGTGTTACATCTGGGGAGATGTCTTTAACATAATTTCTTAGGGCTCTTGAATCTCTTGCTAAAAAAGTAGTATCTACAAATTCTCTAATTTCTTTTTTATCATAATTACCATCAACAGATAATAACATATGTTTTAATTTAGTAGTACCTTCAAAACCTCTTCTATTTATTTTTTCTAATCCCTTAATTTCTTGTTCAATTTTAGTTTCATCCTCATGAGTTAAAAGTTTAAAAGTTACCTCTTTTTTACTTGCAGGTAAAGTAAATGTAAATTCATTTTTATTTTCAACTACAATAGATTCATCTAATGTTTTATCCTCTAAATTAGTTAAATCAATAGTAGCTTTAGATTCAACCCCTGTTTCAGGATGATTTATTAATATATCATAATCGGGCCCATATCCTAAAATACGAGCTGCAATAAGTATTGCATTTTTATCTCCCACTAATAATTCTTTATAATTAATTGGTGTTACAATAAGAGATTGTAATAATTTATCTAATACTGTACCACTTTTAATTAAATTAACATTAGTTAGTATGTCTTCTTCTCTGGCAGTCATATATTTCATTTCAATGACTCCTTTTCTTAGTGGAGATCCTTCTGGATAAAGTAAACCTTTTGAGGGTAATGTGACTTCTTCAGTCGGAAATTGGTGTTTTTGTTCCATAACGTTATTTATTTAAAACTAGTTCGGATATACATATATGTAGAATAAAAAAAGCGCCAAAAAAGGGCGCTTTTTCTTTATAAAAATATTACTATTAGTAATTTAAGATGGCGTAATCCATTACTATAGTCATGTTAATATTCGCTGGTGCATCTGAAGTCCAATCCATATCACCAAAATTAGCTGTTTGACAATAAGCTCCTTTTAAGATCCACTCTTCAACTACATCACCTACAGGTCCTAATGTATTAATTCTAATATCTTTTTTATAGAAATCAGAATAACCATCTCTACCTGTTACTGATTCATGTGATAATCTTACCCATTCCATTACTGCTTGCGCACCTGATGGTGTTACAGGGTCATATAAGTCACATGTTATATTTTCCCAGTTTGCTTTACCTTTGATTTTTCTTTTTACATTAATATGATCAAGAACTACTTCACCAAAAGTGATTTGAGGTCTGGATATTTTTTTAATAAGGTATGCTGGAATACCATCAATAAACATTATAAACCTATTTTGTAATTTAGGTTCAAATGCTGTGAACATAGTTTCGTTTGTATTTAAAATTGCCATCTTTGTATTTAATTTATTATTCTATTATAAATATATATTTTTTTAATTTTTAGTAGCCTGCACCACCACCTCCTGTACCACCTGCTCCACCAGTTGAATCAAATGTTGCTCCTGTTGGTAATACATTAAAGTCTAGTACTATAAATTCAGCCGTTTTAGTTGGTTGTAAAAATATTGCACCTACTAATTGATTTCTATCAATTACATCTGGTGTATTATTACCCTCATCCATTTGTACTCTAAAGGCAAATAATCCTTGTCTTTGTTGTACTGATTCTAAATATGGATTTACTATATTTAGGAATCTATTTCTTGTAGCTTGAGTATTTTGTTCAAATACTAAGAATCTACTAGAACTTGCTATAAATTTCTTAAGTGCTATTAGTAATCTTCTAACATTAATTCTATCAAGAGCTGTTGGTCTTTCTTGCAATGTTTTCTGACCCCATATACAAACTCCAGTTGCAGGGAATGTAGCTATAGGATTTATTTTAGCATTATACAGTGTATCTCTTTCTGCTTGATTTAATCTTATTTTAGCTTCTAATACATTTCCTAATACACCTCTATTGAGACCTGCCGGTGCAAACCATTCTGCAGCAATTGCGTCTA